GGGTGGAAACGCTCCTGGGGGCATTTAGGTGGCAAAAACGGCCTTTCACGCTCGCCTCCCGATCTCGGCCTGCGCAGCCCTCAGCAGCGCCATGTTCAATGCCGCCTCAAACAGCTTCGCCAGCTTCGAGTTTTCCCCAAGATCGAATGTGTCGATCTGTTTTTGTAGCGCCTTCACCGCGCGCGAAAGTTCCTCTGGGTCTTTCGTCTCTTCGATGGTCTTGATCTGATCGAGCAACTCGTCCATGTCCTCCGCGCCGGCTGCGCGCAGTTCGTCAATCGTCGGCATGGTCTCTGCCGGCGATGCGGGCGCGCGGGCGCGCACAAATTCCCGGCCGCGAATTCGGACGGCGTCGATCAGTTCATTGTCATCTCCATCGCCATTGCCGTTTCCGTTCTGTTTGCCATTGGTCCCATCTCCGGTGCCGGCGCCATTCGTTTCCGAGCCAGATCGGACCAATGGCATCGAGAACTTTTCCTGCATCGTCAGGTTGACCTGCTTATCCTCGCCGTTTTCAGCAATGTCCCAACCCGCCTGATGCAGCACCAGGATCGTGTCCGCCTGCTCCTTCGGCGACTCAGGCTCGGTATAATCGGGAACGACTCGCGGGCATTCTTTGTCGTCGCCATAATTGAGCCGGCAGAAGTGTCGCGCCAATTGACCAAGGGCGGTTTCGCCTTCCCATGCCGCGATTCCTTCCTCTCTCTTCCGTCGCGTGCGCTCTAGCACCTCGCCCTGCGCCCGCACGCCGCCGCCGCCCGAATCGCGGACCTGGTGCGTGCCGGTTTCGCCAAAGAACAGCAAGTGACAAAAATTGTCAGCCTGCTCTTGTAGCCATCGCTTCGGGTCGTCACCGCGGCCGCCATTGAACTCTTTGAAATCGAACGTGGTGCCCTTCGGAAACTTGGCCCATGGATTCGATCCGAAGTTGCTTAGGAATTGTGAGAGGAGCGCGTTATCGGCCGCGGAGATCCCCGGATCGAAATAAGCCACGCGCATCGGCTGGCCAAACATCTCCGCCCAGCGCAGCATCCAGTTGTATCCATAGTACATGCCGCCCCAGTAGCGACTGAGCGGCCGCACAAATCCCGACATCGCGATCGAGCCCGATCGCGTATCGTAGACCGAACATAACCCGCGATTCTCCGGGATCGACGGCTCCATCATCGCCGGTGCGTCCATCGCGCCAGGGTAATGCAGCGACTGATCTGTCTCTGCCAGCCAGCGCGGATCGATTGTCATCCGAAATCCGAACTGTCCCTTCTCCGTAAACGCCAGGTTGCGCGTGTGCACCCAAACGGTGGCGCGCGGCTGAAACTGCTTTTCGCTGTAGTCCCAGAGCACGTACTGCCACGTGGGCATCAGGACCGCGTTGCATGATTGATAAATCGTGTCCCGAAGGCCCTTCTCATCCGAGCCCGGCATCGGCCGCATGCAGGCAAGCGCCGTGTTGAAATCATCGGCCCGGCGCTGGGCATTCTTCGTCGGCTCCCGTCCTGGCAGCGCCCATGGTTGTGCACGGAAGATCGTCTGCGCGACCGAATCACGCAGTGAATGCGAATTCTCCAGCATCATCGGCCAGGTATCGAGCATCAGCGACACGACATCCCACATCGCCACAAAATTGCCCTGCATCCACGAATAGACTAGCGCTTTCAACGTCTCGAACGGGATGGGCGGCAGGAACTGATAATACTCACCCGAGATCAACGCTGTCAGACGATCCTGAAGCGACGGCGCATATTGATCCTGGGCTTTGGCGATTTTGTCGCGCAACCGCGCTACGCCGGGCGAATTGTCCCGCGTCGACGACCGCGCCGCGGCGCGAATTGTTTTTCCGCCCTTGCTTGAAGCGGGTCGCTGACTCATCCCTTTCGATGAAGGTGCCCGTCTCATGCGTTCATGCTCACTTCAGGCCGCGCCCATTCAATCCCCGCCATCGACCGTATCGCCCCACTCGTGTTCTCGATTGCCCATTTCGCCTGCTTCCCGGAATCGAATGTGTCGCCGTGCCCGCCCGTGAGCCGGTCCACTTCGCACTTGTAAACCCCGCGATCCTTGACCACGCGCAGGTGATCGTCCCGGAAATACGGCTCGGGCGGCAGCACCGCATGATTCGCGTTGATGGCCGCGCTGTAGCTGTCGCCTTGATACGTTTTGTAATTCACTGGGTCTTCGTAGCCCGGCGGCGCCGGCTCAACCGTCGCGCCTCCAAGTACCAGCTCAACTGGAATCACGTTCGAGAACAACGTCCGTGTGCCCTCAGCGAATAGCCGCTCATTGCTCGCATCAATGCACAGCCGACGCGCCCGCGCCTCCGTCATTTCGCAGGCCGATGCCATCCGCCGCAGCCGGTCTCGATGCGTATCCTCGTGCCGCGATTTCCATCGCGCTTCCAGCACCGTCACAAAATCCGCGCCATCCAGTTGCATCACCGATAGCGACGCCGGATTGCTCACGCCGCCTTCCGTGCTGGCCACATCGAACCCGATGCCTGTCGGCAATCCCGCCTTCAGATGATTCACCAGCCACGAAAGCGCCTTCTCGAAATCCGGTTCGGCATCGATCTCCACGCTCAAGCATCGCCCCATCCCCCGCTTCTGGGCCTGATGCAGACACAACGAGTCGATCACGGCCGCCCCGCCGTATTCATGGATCAGCGTATAGTTCTGGCGGAGCATCGATTTGTTCGATTCGCTCGCCAGGAATGCCTCCAACGTCAACGCTTTCCCGTCATCATTATATAGGACGTGCCCGGACGCGTAGGCATCGGCAATGTCCACCCGGTGAATCCTCAGCCCCGTCTGTCCACGGTAAAAGTGCCCGGACGCATCCGGACGGAAGGAAAGCGACGGATCCAGCGGCAGCGTCATCGCAAACCACGGATGCCGATCGTCATCGGGCAAATTCGATGCGTAAACCATCTTGAAACTCGGATCGGTATCGATGATCGGCTTCACCGCCGTCTGCACTTCGCTCTCGTTGCGGATGAATCCGATCTCATCCCGCAGCACCGTTCCCGTCCAACCGCGTGCCGTCGCCGGGTTCGGCGCAATCACCCGCAGCCGACTGTATTCCGTCCGATCGAACATCAGCCGCATTTCCAGCCGCCCCGACTTGTAAAGGTCCGTGAACTCATCCGCCGTCGTCGCCTGGTAAACCTTCCCCGTCTCCGCATTCGCCGTCACGAGCTGCAGAGCCTTCTTGCTGTCCGCAACCGAATTCTCCAGCGCCGCGCTCATCGCCGCCGCCTCCCGCCCCACGATGATCGCCTGCTCCGTCGCCGTCACCGTCTTGCTCACCAATTCCGTCCCCAGCAACAACGACGCGCTTGCCGCGATCACGTTCCGGCCGGGTGTCCTCGACATCTCATCGAATGCGATATCCCCGAGCGTCGTGCTCTTCCGGCATTGCCGCGCCCAAAACAATCCCAGTATCCGGGTCTTTCGCACCGCCACCAGCGCCACCTGCTGATATTTCCGCCGTATCCAGCGCGCCCGTGTAGCGTGCGCTGTCCCCAGCGCATTTTCATTCTTCGGGCTCATTTCGGCAGCTCCACCTCCCCAGATTCCTCCAGCCGATCCACATCCGAGAAATAAATCCCTCGCAACTGCGCGATCTTCTCCGCATTCGTCGCCGTCGACTCCGCGATCGCCCGCGCCCGCTCATCCTTCGACCACGTCAAAAACTTCTCGCACGTCAGCGTCTCCCACTTGTCACGCTCGAATGTTAGCTTCTCCGCCGCCGTCTTCGTTGCAATCAACCGCGTCCACGCCCGCGTCAATACCGCAAATGCTTCGGCCTTCTCTTCCGGCTGCGTCTCCCCGCTCCGAATCCTCGATACCGTATCGAGCAGCACGGATCTCAACAGCCGCTGATCTCCGTCATCCCCGGCCGCTCCCAGCCTGGTCTCGATATTCTCAATGAACCGGATCTCCTCATCCCGCGCCGATTGTTCCCGCAACCATCTCTTGAACGGCCCCTTAAACCATCGATGAATCGCATTGCCGCACGCATGCAGCGCCTTCTCTCGCCCGTCCGCGCAATCCGCCGCTTGCCACCTCACCGAACACGGCTTGCCGTCATCATCTGTCTGATCGAAGATCCACCCCGCCAGCGCCGGATACGTCGCCTCCGCGCCGCCGGCGCGCAGCCGCTCATTGATCTGCATCCTCAGCCTCAGCGGCAGATCCGCAATCTTCCCCCCCGTTTTCTCAACCCTCCTCATGCCAGGGCCATTTCCGCCTCGTTGGTGGCTGTTTGTAGGGCAAGCGCTCCGCTTGCCATCCGTGCGTCGTTGGTAGGGGCGAGGCGCTGCCTCACCCGTCCCCAAATTCCTCGGCCGGCGTTCGTTGCGAGTTTGTGCAGTGCGGTGAGGGTGTCTTGCACTTGGAGAAGCGCCAAGGCACTAGGCGAATTCACTGCACGGGTAGGTTCCGAGACGCCGGCCGAAATAGATTCGTGTTGATTCGCGTCCATTCGCGGTTACACCAAATGTTTCTCCTCGCAATACGCCCTCCCCGTCTCCGTCATCGCCCACAACGGCGGCAGCCCCGGCGCCAACCGATCCGCCGGCAGCATCTCCACCAAATGCTCCCCCTCCAAAAATTCCAGCGCCACCTGCACGTCCGCGTCGCCCGCTTCTCCCTGAAAATCGCTGATCCGATACAAATGCGTTCGCGACATGCCCCGCGGCTTCACCCGATACAACTCCCGCAGCACAAACACCCGGATATCGCGCACGAGCTGCGCCGTCATCGCAAATTGATCCTCCGAAATATCTCGCTCACCTGCTCCTTGATCGTGCTCAGCGCCTCATTCTGCGCCGAATCATTCTGCAGCGTCGTATCCAGCTTCTGATTGATCAGCCCCAACTGCCGGTCCCGATGCTCCTCGCTCCGCACGAGGTCATCATGCGTCGCGAACCTCGGCAACAACTCCACCTGGCACTTCGTGTGGCCCTCCTTCAACTTCTCGATCTCCTGCCGATGACGTTCGTGCCCCCGCGCCAACGCCCCGATCTGCTCGTCGATCGCCTCATGCACCATCTCCGTGATCCGCGCCTTCAACTGATCGATCGTCTTCCGCAGCTCGCTCAGCGGCCGCATGTGCCGGCCCATCCATGCGTTCCACACCAGGCTGCCCACCCCTGCTGCCCCGCACAGCACCGAACCCCAATCGCCGGCTGTCATTCGTGGCCATTCCTCCGGGTTCTCATTGAGCGTTCACTCGTGATGTAGTTCCTGGTTGTCCCGCGTCCGCAAATTCTCCCGAGGCACCTCCACCTCGATCGTGATCCCCACATTCGACCCCCGAAAATATCGCAGCTTCCCCGCCGTGTGGTCCGGCAGCGCAATCTGCAGCCCGCCCACCTGCCGCGCCATCGTCGGCATCACCAATTTCACATCCTCATGCACGGTCCTTATTTGTCATCCCGAGCTTGTCGAGGGATCTCTGCCGTTTCCGTTCTGCGTTTTAGAGCCGCTATCCTGGATGATCTTCAGCGCCAGCAATCCCGGCGTCGCCTGCGCGATTACTTTCGCCGCCCAGATCACCCACGCCCACGGCGCGCCCACCGATACTACCGACTGCGCCACCGTCCCGATCACCGCTACGATTACCGCCGGATGACTCACCAGCGCTCCCCATTCGCTCCAACGGTTCATCCCCAACCCATTCCTCCTATCCGCGTTGATTCGCGTTCATCTGCGGTTCTCCGCCGGCCGTTTCCTCCCCGCCCTCCGCTTATGAAAATTCTTCCGTCGCACCCGTGCCACTTCCCGCTCAATCTCCGCGTCCTCCCGCAACGCCAGCCCACCGGCCAGCCGCTCCTCGCCCGTCTCCATCCGCCACAAGCCGATGTTCGGAATCGCCACCAGCGCCGCCACCCCAGTGATCAACATCCAGATCGTCATTGATCGTCCCGAGATTCAGTTTCGATGATGTTCGCCGCCCTGTGCCGCCGGCCCAGCTCATTCACGATCTTTTTGAACCGCAGCTCATCCTTCTCCATCCGCGCCTTGATCAGCTCATATCGCAGCGCCTTCTCGTCGAGCGCCCGCAATCCCTTTGTAAGGCAAGCGCTCTGCTTGCCGTCGTCTCCGTCCCCCGGCCCTATCGACAGCGCCTTCGCCGCGATCTTCTCCGCGATCAATGCCTCGATCCGCGGCGCGATCTCCGTCCCCACCCGGCCCGCGATTGCATCGCACAACAGCCCAATCGCCTCGTCGATGGTCAGGTAAAGGCGCTCGGCAGTCAAAATTCGGCGATCAACCAGAGCGGTATGGGCCTTTTTGTGGCGGCGAATTTTCGGCCGTTCCTGTAGCGGCGGTCTATGACCGCCGTCCGCTTCCGTGCCGCCATTCCTCGCCTGTCTCGCCAAGCGCGCAGCCAGGCTTGCGCAGAGCGCCATTCTCTTATCTGGCGGCAGGACGTTCATCGCCAAAACCGCCAGTTCTTTTTGGAGCAATGCCGGCCGAGTTGCCCGCTGTCTTCGCCATTCGGCCAGGACTGCCGTTCTCTCTTCGTTCGACCAATGGATCCTCGTCATGGCCTCGCCTCTCCGACTCCGCCGGCCCTAGAACTTCACAAACACGCCCAGCTTCACCAATGGCACCGCTGGCGTCCGCGTCCCCGCCCCGAAATCCGGCTTCTCCTCCAGCTCCAAGTAAAGCCCGGTGTTGTCAGTGGCGAGTTTCTCCGCCCGACCCCAGATCCCCGCCTCCGCTCTGCCCAGGTCGAACCGGTACCCACCATCCAACCCCGCGCTGAATCGCGTATCCAAATAATTGATCGCGTATCCCAGGCGCAGATCGCTGTCCACAATCGTCCCGCCGATCCCCGCGTTGTCCACGGTCGCGCCGAGCAGAAACCCGTTCGCCTTCCCGAACTGATAATCCGCCTCCATCTCCGCCTCCACGCCCACCCCATTCTCGTATACCGTGGCGGTCTCCACATGGATCCCGTGCTGCGCGATCGCGTTGTAATTCGAGTCGAAGCCGGTGAAGTAGGTCGAGATCGAATTAAAAATCGTCGGCGCATTCGTCGGCACCGCCGTCTGTCCCAATGCCGTTTGTAGGGCAAGCGCGCCGCTTGCCGTGATCGCCAAAACCAAAAAAAAAGCGAAACGTTTCATACTCGCATCTCCTTTGTGGTTGATTCGCACGATCGCATTCGTGCTCTCATTCGCGGCAGGATCGTTGCAGAAAAAAGAAAACCTCGTGAGGAAACAGCCGGAACTTCCGGACACATTCGGAACAAATTATCGAAAAGAAAATTGCGGATGAAGCCGCCCCATCCGCGTCCGTTCGATTATCCATTGCTGCAAACTCGGAGCATAGATCAGACGACAGCCGCCCTGGCCGGCGAAATTCTTCCAACGCCACGTCAGCGTACCGTCCTCGCACAACCCCGTGATCAAATCCTCCCCGCAATGCGCCAGCCGCGCCGCCTCCTTCGTCGTTATCACCGCCGTCAGCTCATGCACCCGCGCAATCGCCGTCCCGTCCGGCAACCGCGCCAGGCTGATCAACCCCGGCAACAGAAGCTGATGGCCATTGCCATTGGCGATTCGCGTCGATTCGCGTCCATTCGTGGTTGATCCCGTGGTTCTCACTGCAATCTCCCCTCCATCTTCAACGCCTCCTTCAACGCCGGTAAAAACCGCCTCAACTCAAACGCCACTGCCGGATTCACCGTCTCAATCACCAGCCGGTGTAGCGTGCGCTGTCCACAGCGCATTCCATCCTTGCGTGGTCCTGCGATCCTCACCTCGCCAACCCATTTCATCATCTCCGCCCCGATCACCCCCGCGATTTTCGCCCGCACCGCCTCATCACTCCGCCGCGGATCCAGCACCGGCCCCAAAATCCGGATGACCGTTTTTTCGATGTCAATGATCCGCGGTCGCTGCCACCCATACTGTGTTCGCTCGAACTGCTCCCGCTCATACACATGCTGCCCCGCCGCCATTTGCAATGCGCCGACTCGTCGGCGCTGTGCCGTCTCCGCCTTCATGCCAGCGCCATCTCCTGTTGCCGTGGATCGGTGGCCGCCCGATCCCCGAATTGCCTCCTCAGCCTCACCGCCTCATCCCGGCTCCTCAACTGCCACAAATCCACCCATGCGCTCTTCCGACTCGCCTTCACGCTCGCCCGCCGGCCGCGATTGATCCCCCGCTCCGGCGCATTCACCAGACAGGCTTCCAGCACGTGCGCGTCCCGCAGCGCCGCCACTACGCAGCCAGGCGTGTGACTGTCGATATAAAATTCTGCTGGGACTTCATCGGCTGCGAACCACGGCTCGTGCAACGGTTTCCCCAGCGCGATCTCCAACAGCTTGTCCGCGTACCGATACATCTCCTCCCGCTTGAACACGAACTTCTGCTCGATTCCCGCAGCGTGTTCAATCGATGTGGTCATGCCGTCTCCAAATTAAACGCCAGCCGTTCCCGCACACGCTGGCTCAGATTGATCCGATACGGCTCCTCGAACACCATCAGACTGCGGACCTGGACGCAATTATCCCCGCCTGGCATTCGCTTGTGCATCCCGCGCTCGCGCCGGATACAACTCGCGCACACCGCCAGGTTCCCCCGCCCGCGCACCACCAGGTTCCCGCATGGACATCGCCTACGACCCATCACGAACGCCATAGGGCTCCTTCTGGTAAAAGGCGGCGGAAGAAACGCGATCGCTTTTCTCGACGCCTGAAGTCCGGGGGAGTTCCGGTTCCGACAGCACCCTGCGATACTTTGCGATCCTCCCGCGATCCTTCCGCCTCTGAAATCGTGCCAGCGGCGGCCGCACTATTGCCCGCCGCCGGCTCCGCATGCAGTAGCCTAATGTTGTTGTGAGTTGTGCCTCCTTTTTGTTCGTCGTTCTTTTCGGACGTTCTCTGCGATCTCTGTGTCTCTGTGGTGAAAATGCCGTCTCCCCTCCGCAAAAACGCCTGACAACAAAAATATCGATGCGTCCACAGCGCGACGCCGTCCGCCGGGACCATCGCCCGACTCTCCGGATAGATCGGCTTGCCCTCGAACATCTCCGTCCGGTCGCATTCCCCCAGATCCGAATGTAATGGCGTCCAAAACCGACAGCTCTGGCAATTTACACTCATGCCGTCTCCCCGCCGTTTGGACGGACGCGCTCTGTCGCGTCCGTCGCCGCCGCGCCATTCGCGATCCCCCAGCTCCTCCTCGCCTTGCTCAGTCCCCGCTCATCCCGACTCCGCCGCCGCGTCGTCGCCGCTCGCGCAATCTCCGCCAGCACACTCGTCGGCACCTTCTGCCAATCCATTGCCTCGAACTCCGCCAGATGCATCGCCGCCCGCGCCATCGGCTCGCAATATCTCCGACCCATCCGACGATCGATCGCCCAAAAAAATCTCCGCCGCCGCGATTCCTCGCGCACCGCCGCCAGGTCCACCGCCGCCGCCGCAATCGGCCCGCCCTCGCCGTATGCTCGCAACCAGGCAATCGCCGCCGAATAATCCTCATGGTCGAAATCCCGATGCGATTTGTACTGTCCCAGAAAATCCCGCGTAAACTCATGCCTCAAATCATCGGCCGCGTCCGCATCGAGCTTCTCCACCTGGTGCTCCCGACAATGCCACCGCACCGCCGCCTGCACCGCCCGCCAGTATTCCCGTTCCTCGCCTGATAATTTCATCGCCTCAATTCATCCGGTGTAGCGTCGGCTGTCCACAGCCGATCCGTTTCCGTCCGTCGTAAAGGCGCGGCCGCCTCTGTGTTCTCTGCGTCTCTGCGGTGAAATCCGTTTTCTCGCCGTATTCCCACCGCCGCCGCTTCGCCCCCGACTCGATCCCCTGGTCGTAGCCGATTACGAACGCCATCCCGCAGCTCGCCACCCACACGCAGTACCAAAACAAAAAGCTCACTTCGCCTCCGTCCCGAGTTTCACCCCGCTCGGCTGTTCCTCCAATTTTGGTTGAATGTAAAATGTCTCTTCCTGAACCACGCTCAGTCCGACCGACGCCAGCGCATCGCCCAAATCCACCCGACGCGCGATCACCGCCTCCTTGTCCAGCTCCTCGATCGTCCGCACCAGCTCGAACCATTTCCGCGCCTTCACCGCTGTCAGCGCCGCCGCCGCCGTCCACCTCCTCAACAGCTTCACCTTCGGTGTTCCCGTCCGAAACCCAATTACCGATTGCCCCAGATCGATCGACTTTGCCCCGTTCGGCATCAGATCCGGGTGTTGTGTGCAATACTCCGCGCACATCTCCGTCCGCACCTCGATCTCGCACGCGAGCCTGGCTAGTGACGGCTCGTGAATGTCGCGGACCGCCTGCAGGGCTGCGTCCATCGCGTTTTTCCGGTTTCGCTCTTCGAGCATCAGCACTGCCACCTCATTGGCTGCGCTCCGCAGATCCTCCTGCGTCTCGATCTCCGTTTTCGCCAAGCTCACCTTGCTCCGATTTTTGTTTGTACTCGCCATCGCCTACCTCCTTTTTCCCGCGTCTATCTGCGTCCATCTGCGGCTCCCCCTGCGCCGCCTCCTCGCCCTCCGCCGTGCTCTCTGTGTCGCTGTGGTGAGAGCTGTTTCTGCCTTCTGCCTTCTGCCTTCTCCTACCCCGGCCTCATCTGAAACGCATACCTTTCGGCTTCCCTCAACGCCCGCTTTGGCTTCATGTTCGTAAACTGCAAACACAAATTCAGCCGCACATCGAGCGAGCCCAAATGCCCCGCCCCATCCGCAATTTTTCGGCATGCCAGCAAAAATTCCTCGTCCGCATCGAGCGGAAACTGACCCACAAACTCCGCGATCTCGCCCAGCGAATACCAATGCGCCGGCCGCTGACGCTCGCTGACAACGACCCTGTCGTTTTCGTCGTAACAGGCTTCATAAGGGGGTTTCATCTTCACCCGCCTGGCGTCCGTGTCGTGATCCCGGATATCCTGCTCGTCATCCTCATCGCCGCGAATCCGACGCAGAATTTTCTCGTTCGCGATCATAATGATCGCCTGGCCGGTCAGATCGTAAATGTCGAACACAACTTCCAACCCGCTGTCCCTGAGCTGGTGCGCCTGGTCGAGCACGAGCGTGATATCCCGCTCCGCGATTGCCGCGTAGAAATCATCTATAAACCGCCTTTTTGTCCCGCGACGGCTCGCCCACACGAACGGCTTCAAGGCCGAGATCAATGCATTGCCCCGGCCGCAATGCGCCGAGACTCGCCGATACACCACATTCGGCACATCCCGTTGAAATTGCATCGCCGTCCGCGTCTTGCCGATCCCCGCCGGGCCCGCCAGTACGCAGCAATGGTTCAGCGCCTTCGCCCATTTCATGTACGCCATCGTGCGCCGGTGAATCTCCGTCTCCACGAATCGATACGTCGGCCGCGCCAGACTCCGAGACACCTTGGCCTGAGCCAGCGCCTTCTCGAACGCGATCTCCACGTTCTCGGGACTGCCCATGTATCGGCCGCGAAAATATTGCGAGATCGCAGTCGAGCTGACCCCGCTGACCCGGGCCAGGCCCGCATCGCTCAGTCCCTCCGACCGTTGAAAATCTCTGACGCGCTTGACTAATTCCGCATTGGGCACGTGTATGTATTGCTCAACGTCACGCCTCGTCTCCGCGCGACGCGGAGTCTCCATCGTTGCTGTCATTGCCTTCCTTGTGCTGGCTGCCGCCGAATGCCGCGGTAATCGCCGCGATCCCCAATTCGCCGGTTCCATCCTCCCCATCTCCGCGTTGATCTGCATTTATCTGCGGTTCCTGCTTCCATCCCATCCTCACCAACCGTCCCGCGCTCGCCGAATTCTCCCGCTGCTCCTCATCCTGCCGCCGCCTCGCCGCCACAATCGCCTCTCGCGCCCGCTCCATCTCGGCGCACATCTTCGAGTGCGGCGACTCCTCGCCGCTTTGCCGCCCTATTCGCGTTGTCTCGCGTTCATCCGCGGTTTTCTGCCGGCCGTTTCCTCTCCGCCCTCCGCAAAGGTCGGGATCGGCGGTAGTGTTGTGCCGCCGATCCGATTGGCCGGCGCTCGTCGTGTGGGTCCGATCTTGTGGGGAACGGCCCAAGGAGGACTCGCTGAACCGGCCGGAAATTGGAGGACGCCCAGCTGTTGCAGCACCGGCTGAAGAACCCTCATCAAGAATGACCGGCTCCGCGGGATCTCCCCGCGTGACATGGCCCGGCGCATCCCCCAAATTTCGAGAGCCAGTTGCACCCCCGATCACTGGCCGCTGGCTCTCGGCCTCCGCGTCATTCCCAACGATCACGTCGGGACCAATGGGGCCTTCTCTGCGGTCTGTAGCCGCGCCCCGCCGCGCGCCAGGCTGAATTCTCGCCGGTGTAGCGTCGGCTGTCCCCAGCCGATTCCCCGGCCTAAACGTCCTCACCATCTGCGGTCTCAGTGCCTTCTCCGCTTTGTCTGCGTTCCGCTCCATCCGCCCCGCTTTCTCCATCGTCTCGTCAGCATGCAGTTCCTCCAGGTTCGCCCGCGCCCGGTTCAACCGCGTATTGCTGTCCCGGATCGAGTCCGCCGCCGCCGCGCTATCGAACCACTTCACAAATCTCTTCAACGGCACCGTCTCGATGTACCCACCAGCGTCGCTCAACACGAAAATCGCCTCGGGAAAATCCAGCGCGTAACTCACCAACACTTTCCGCCCCTCGTTGCCGGGCTGACACGTCACCGAATCCACTCGCGTATAAACTCTCGGCGTCCCGTTCACCTCGAACCGCAGTTCACAGTTGCGCACCGTCACAAATTGTTGCTTCTGCATCAGCATCGCCACCGCATGATCCGGCAGCCTCTCCGGCGCCGCCGTCAGCCCCATCCGATGCCGCGCCTCTTCCCCCGGCGAGAAATTCCGCATCCGCCCCTTCGCCTCTTCCCTCTCTGTGTGCTCTGTGTCTCTGTGGTGAAGGCCGTTTTTGGAGTCGTCGTCGTTCATGGTCGGGCGATTTCCTCGGGTTGAATTGTTGGCACGTCCTCCCAAACCCCCGGCGCCGTCTCCATCTGAAGCTGTTGATGGAATCCCTGGCATCCGTGGTCCGGGTCATCGTTGTAATCGCTGATCGCCAACCTCACCAACTCCGCAAACTGACTCAACCGCAGCACCGGCGTCTCCAGCTTCATACCCGTCCGCTGCTCGATCGCCGCCAGCGTCTCTGCCTCCCGCTTCCTCGCATCCATTTCAGCGGGCGCACTCGTGCCGTTGACTCGCTGATTGCTTCCCGTCTGACCCGGCAATGCGCTCAATCGCAAATGCAGCTTCCGCATGAACGCCTCGATCATCCCCTTGCTGCACGGCTTCCCGCTCGCCTTGTCCACATACGCCCCCGGATACGCCGCGCCCCCATTCATCCCCGTCCGGTGAATGAAAATCCGCCCCGGAAACATCCCCTCCAAAAACCGCTGACGCGCCTCGCTGCACGCCACCATCCCCCGCTCGAACAAAATGTGCGTCGGATAACCGTTCCCGATCCCCATATCGCCCAGCACGTGCGCGATCAGCGCATCCACGTCCGCCTGCAAAATCGCATCCGTACCCCGCGTCACGAACCCCGCAATGAACCGGCAGCCCACCTCCATCATGAAATACATTGTCGGCTCGATCAGCCGCAGCGATCCTGACCAATCATCCAGCACCACTAGGTCCGCCTTCACGTCATCGAGCACGTACACCTCGCACAACCGCAAGCCGCTTGAATCCCGCGTCAGCCGGCTCAATGCATCCCGCGCCGCCGCAATCCCCAGATTCCCCAACGCCGCCGTCGCTACGTCCGGCCGATACCTCAACATCGCCTCGTAGCTGAACGGAAATTCGGGAATCCTGCCGGTGTAGCGTGCGCTGCCTGCTCGCGTGTCGTGCACGGAGTCCCCAGCGCATCCGTTTGGCGGCGTAAGGGTTCCCGGTTGTGGCCGTTGCTGTGCCTGGCTCCATTCCTGCCACGTCCCCAGCCCCGCAATGCTGAACCCCGCCTTCCAGTCCTCCTTCAACTGCTTGTAAACCGTCGCTGCGCTCTTATGCCCTGCGTGCGTCGTGCCCGGCGTCGTCAGCCGCTTCTGCCACTCGAAAATCAAATCGCGCGGCACTTCCCGCCGCGATGTCGTTGTATATCCCAGCTCGAATGCCTGCGCCGTCCGCCCGTTGTTTCGCCACTGACTCAGCGCCCGTCTCAACGTCGGCCCCGACAACCGCAACACCTTCGGATCTCGCGCCCCATTCGCCAGCCGGCCCCCGCTGTACTGCTCGATCGCCCGCTCCATCACCGCCAGCCTTCCCCGTTTCGGCGTCCCCTCGATCTCCCGACAAATCGCATCCAGCCTCTCCGCCCGCTCCCGCTGCCACTCCGGCAACTCTCCCCACGCCTTCATGCCGCCTCCGGTGTAGCGTGCGCTGTCCCCAGCGCATCCATGCGCCGTTTGTCATCCCGAGCCTGTCGAGGGATCTCTGTCGTTTCCCTCATGCCGGACTCTCCGCATCTGCAAGATGCTCAGCGACGATCTGCCGTGGGTATGAAGAGATGATTTCCACCTTGGTAATATCGACGCCGCGTTGATTGAGCCATTCGGCCACACTTCGTATCGTGAAAAATTCTCCGGCCTTGGCCCAGCTTGGGAATTGCTTGATCACGAAACTACGCGGATGGGACGTTCGATGGACCTCAGCTACCCGATAGTGATTCGGATCGATCGATGGCTTGTGCTGCGCTTCCAGGTCTATATCAACGATGTAGCTAAAATCAGTTACCCGCTTCAGTTCCAGCGGCCGCCCATCAGCCAGCCGATCGGCGAGACGACGCACCGCAAGCAACGCTGTCTCTCCAGCATCCCGTCGGCTGCTCGCCGTAGTTTTGAACCCTCGCGCACGCGCCACGAAATGCTCCGATGTTTGACGCACGTTGATGATCGTCGTCACGCTCCTCTCCTCCCGATCTGCTCCCCGATCAACTCCTCCATTGCCAGCCGCTTCCGGCCTGGTGTCACGAACACCATCTCCCCATCCGGCAACAACCACCGCAGCGCATCAAACGCGGCCCACGCAATCAGACCGCGCTCATGCGCCTCCAGCTCCCCGCCGTGCCTGTGGCAGAACGCCACCCCATCCCTCACCGCACTCGCCCGCACTATCAAATCGTGTCTGAGTTGTTCCTCGGGACTCAGCTTCCCCGACCCCAATCGCTTCACCCTCGCCTCCCTCACCGATGGAATCACACCGGCTTCCCGGTACAGATCGTTCATCGTCTTCCCCACCATCCGCTCCGCCAGCAGCTTCACCTGGCCATCGCTCAATCGCCCAAATGTTGCATGCGCAACATTTGGCCCCAACACGTGCTCCGATAGCTTTTTGACGATTCCCATCCATCGCCAAACCGTGGCGCGATCCACATCCGGCCCGCACGACTTCAACCAAGGCAAAAATTGGCCATGCGGCAGGATCTCTTTCATGTAAATCGCCACCGATCCCGCCTCGATTACTCGCTGAATCGTGGACGCCGCATATTCCCGCGCCATCCGCCTATTTGAATCCCACTTCTGCCACGCCCACTGAAAAATCCCCCGCGCCTCCTCCGCCGTTGGTCCTTTCGTCTCACTCATTGCAAGTCCTTTCGGATCGATAAGAACAAACCGAGTGAATAAATCACCAGAGCGACCAAACAAAGAAGCAGCCGCCAGAAATCCTCACAGACGGCCACGCTGAATAGAAAACCGGCCAAGATCCACAGGATATAGCTCATCCGCGCGCCTCCCTCTCCGCCAACCTCACCGTCGCCTCAAACGCCCGCCTCATCCCTGCGTGATCCCCAATCGCGTAACAATGGATCAACCAGCCCATGCAATTCGCCTGTTCCATCGCATAAACGCCCGCCGTCATGTCGTCTTCCTTTGGGCTTGCTTTCCACGCCCGTTTTTGCTTGACTTGCCCGTCGATGGCCTGGGGGGAGAAGTCCGGGCTGTCAGATGTGCGATCTCTCTCAGAATGGTGCGCGACCGCCTCACATCGGTCAGCACCTGGCAAATGTGCTGGTAACATCGTCCGATCCGCTTGGCGAACTGCCTCTGGCTCCAGCCAAGCTCCTTCAGGCGTTTTCTGGCCCTCAGAGTTTCGGGCCGAAATTCGCGGGCGAACATGCTCCTCCATATATGCCACCTGCCATATTCTGTCAACAACAAAATTTGGCAGCAGCCATCATGCCATGAGCGTTTTCTCTCAAAAGCTGGAAAACATTCGCCTGCAGCGCGGATGGACGCAGCGCCGCCTTGCACAAGAATTAGGTATTACCCAGGGAACGCTCAGCCGCCTTTTGAGCGGCGACCGAGGCCCCAGCGCCGAGACCCTCCGCCGTGCGATCACCATACTGGAAATCCCCCTTGAAGATCTCACCGTCGGCCCCGCGGTCCACGAAGATCCCGCCCCGTACACCGTCCGCCCCGACCCCTCCATATATATGGACCGACTCCGCGCCCGCTGGCACAAACAAACCAGGCCCCATAAAGAGATGGAGCTGGCCATCGAAATCCTCTTCGGCGACGATGCCCCTAAGATCCTCGCCTGGCTCAATAAAAAAGATTGAAGGTTCCCCCGCGCCCATGGTAGTCTCCACCTCGCGAGGTTCCTATGCGCCCCAAGCCTGAACCAATCATTCGCGACCATTACTGGTTACGCACCGTGGCGCGTCTTTTTCAGGCGTTCGCCATCATCATTGTCAGCATCGATCTGGTCCTTCTGACTCTTGCCTTTGCCTCCATTTTTAATGGGCCGGAAAATAATATGGAAATCACAAACGCAGAAGTCACCGGCTTCTTCAGCAGCATTGGCGCAAGCATTATCCTTTGTGGCTTAGCTGGCTTGATCGAATTAGGAATTGAAATTGGCCAGGATCAGGCCCGCGCTGCCAACGCCGCTGAACTCTCCGCCTGGTACATCGAGAAGGCCAATCAGCTAGAGTCAGAATCATCGGAAACCGAGCAGATCATCAGCGCCGATCCATCGTCGTAAGTCACGTGATTTCGTCCCCAGATTTCCCTCTGATCTGGCCCTATCGACACTGAAATGATCAAACCTCGCCGAAACCCCCGGAATAGTGATCAAACCCCCCTCAAACTCGCCTTAAAAGGCCAAAATGTGATCAAACCTCATTTCCACCCACCAATTGCCACCGCCGCCTGTAAAATCCTGTCTCATCTCGCCTGATCATACCTATCCACGGCTGATCAAACCCGAGAAGTCGGCGTACAAGACGCGAGCGTGACGCCCTCTTCGCTTTTGAATGCTGGCAGTACCATTGGTAGTACCATCAACAGACAGATTTCGCGCAGAATGAACAACTGAGATCCGTGTCGCCATCATGCCCCTGTCCGACGAAGAGACAATCGAAGGGATGGATTTGTTTTGCCTGAGAGGTTGCTGCTGTTACCGAGGCAGTAACAGTGCGTTACAGGCCGTATAGCTGGAACTCTCGCCGCAAACGCACCCCCCGCTGGCGAATAGTAGAAGGCAGAGGAGGGCGGGGATGAATTGTGAAGAACGTGGAAGCTGAGGAAACACCAGTCGTGAGGACGAATACACCGGCTGCATCAAGCGAGGGTCTGATTAGTGTCCATAAGACCCCAGCCATGAAAAGGCGAGCCATCGGCCGTCCCACCAAGTACACCCCGGCCACGACGAAGGCGATTTGCGATGCCGTGGCAGACGGCACACCGCTCAAATACGCAGCAGCGTTGGGCGGCATCACGCACGAAACTCTCTGCCAGTGGCAGCGGCGCTATCCTGAATTTTCTGAGGCCATTGAGCAAGCAATCGGAAAGGGTGTTTCTGCCCGCCTCAAACTCATTAACCACGCCGCGGAAAATGGGGATGTGCGAGCGGCGCAGTGGTGGCTTGAGCACGTAATGCCCGAGCACTTCGCCAAGACACGCATCCAAATGGAGCACATCGGCCAAATCGAGCACAGCTTTGTCATTCCTCAAGAGACGCTGAACCAAATCGCCGAGGCACGTCGGAAGTATGAGAGCCGGACTGAGGCCGACAGAACTTGAGGACTTGAGCCGCGCCAACGGTTTCATTCGTGGGATGCTGCAACTCGATTCCTACGAGTGGGCAGACCGCGTCTTCGCGGACTTAGACAAGCGCGGGGCGGCGGTCGCAGTTCGTGCGGCAAATGGTTCCGGCAAAACCTGCAGAATTGCCGCCCCCGTCGCCCTCTGGCACGCATCGGTCTTCCCCGGCTCTTTGACCATTTGCACGGCAGGCGTGTACCGACAGGTTTCAGAGCAGCTATTCCCAGCCATCCGGTCGCATGCACATAAATTTCCGGGTTGGACCTTCAACGAATGTGAGGTTGTCACGCACCATGGCTCGCGCATCTTAGGGTTCTCGACAGATGACCCGGGGCGGTTCGAGGGTTGGCACAACGACCACTTGTTGATGATTTTGGATGAGGCGAAGTCCATCTCCGACAGCATTTTTGAAAGCGTCGAGCGATGCCAGCCGACTCGGCTCTTGTTGCTGAGTTCGCCGGGCGGTTGTAACGGGTTCTTCTATCAAGCGTTCAACGAGCGGCGAAAATTCTTTACCCAGCACACCGTCACCGCCTTCGATTGTCCGCACGTCTCGCCTGCATGGATTCAGGAACAGATCGAGAAGTACGGCAAAGAACATCCGCTCATCCGCAGCATGATTTTCGCGGAGTTCATGGCGAGCGGCGAAGATGGCACCGTTATCCCCGTCACGTTGTTGGAGCGATGTCTTACCAACCCACCCGTCTTCGCTGACAACGGCGAGGTTCAAGGCTTTTGCGACTTCGCGGCGGGTGGTGATGAAAACGTGTTGGCCATCCGTCGTGGAAACCGGGTCGAAATTGCGGCAGCATGGCGCGAGAAGGACACCATGAAAGCTGTTGGCCGTTTCATTCAACTGTTCCGTAGTCAGAATTTGTCTCCTGATGAAATATCAGCGGACGAAGGCGGATTGGGCCGGGTGATGTGTGATGCTTTAGATGAAGCAGGCTGGCCCGTGAACCGTGTCAACAACGGTGCGCCTGCCAATCACCCGGATAATTACTCCAACTCGGCGGCAGAGGTCTGGTACGAGGCCCGAACGCAAATCGAACGCCAGCGCGTAATTCTACCAAAGGACAAGGAACTGTTTGCGCAAATAACCTCACGCCTAGGCTGGGCCGACAGCAAGGGCCGGTTGGCACTGGAAACCAAAGCTGACTTGCGTGCGCGCGGTCTGCCCAGTCCCGACCGCGCTGAGGCCGTGTTGATGGTACTCAACAAGTGTACGCCGTCTCTCTATGTGATGGATGTGGACCCTGAACCCGAACCACTCGAAGACCCCGAGGAGCAAATACGGCTATACTTCCGAATCTGCCGAATCGAAGCCGAGAAAATGAGGAATGGAGAACCTGCCCGGTCTGCTGCGGCTATCCAAGAGGCTGTCTGGGGCAAGACCCGATAGTTCGGCTTTCTGGCAAGTGTAACGCGGAGCGCTCACAGAACGGCGAGTCCGTGAGGTTGCAAAAATGCTGTTCCTCTGGTAAATTTCCATCAGCATCAGGAATGATTCGGTGAGTGCCGAATCTACCAACCGAGGCCCAGAGCGCCTGCGGTGGTTTGACTCGGGTGGATGACCCGGTTCGATGTGCGAAGGCAAAGAGCCTTCGACAACCCGCTCTGTGTAACCGCGTCCTGATGGATGCGGTTTTTGTTTGTCCTGATGCGTAACCGTGAGGAGACGCGTCATGTGTAAGCGGAACAAGCAGCGACAGTCGAGGCCGGACGGCAGAGTCGCTGCGGTCCAAATCGTCGGCGGAGTGCGACCGACCACACTAAA